TCGGAAATTACCGTAGAACCTCCGAAGCCCGCGCCTTGGATACTTTTGCGTTTATGGAGCCATTGCTTTGTGAGCACCTTCTCGATCAACTCCTCCATTGCTTTGTCGCTCATCCCCTGGCCTTCCCACGCGAGTTAGAGGGCATCACGGCACCGCTTTCCTTTTTGCTCATCGTGCGATCGTACTCATCGAAGCGAATCTTCCGCCACAGGAACCCGTTCGCCCAACGCGCTACATCTTTGAGTTTGTTGCGTACTCCAATCGAAGCATCAGCACGAGCCAACGCCTCTTGTACAGCGTCTCCCCACGTCATTTGGCTGTCCCACATGGATAGACCTGTTGGGCCACTAACATTACGGCTTTCATGAAACCAACGATGCAGTGCTTCGCAAACATCACGTACAGTTATTTCATTCATTTCCACGCTCATCTTGTCCTCCGAGTGCGCGAGTTCACGAAAACATTCCCCATTCAGGGCTGCGCCTGTCGCAATGCCCGCAGCCGATGTCGCTAAAATCTTCGTACTCTTTGCCGCAGTGCGGGCAGACTTCCGGTTCGTAATCTTCGCCACATTCTAGCGATTCTTGCATTTGCTCAAGTGCAGCCTGTTCATCTTCCAGCGGATCGTAACCTTCGTTATCGCGCGGCGAGTCAGACATCAGGGCCTCCGCGCCGGGCCCGCCGCCCGACAAGCGGGGAAGCGCATACAATGCAGCATTGGTTCTCCGCAATACCGGCATTTCGTTGGCTCCAAAATGAACGCTGCGATGTGTCTGCCTGTTCCTTTGCCTGGCAAGCCGTCCTCTGTCGCGCACCAACGTACGTCCCTTAGATTGCGAACCTGCGCCCCGGCCTCCAGCAGCAAATGAATCCACTTGTCCATCGGGAACACCAGCACGACGCGCTTCCCTTTCTGTGATTCAGCAATCGCCTTCCGCACCCACGCTGTTGGCCCCTTGAATGGCGGGTTGACGTAATTCGAGGATCCCCATTCAGCAGTCAGCCCATCGAAACCGTCCGGTAGCGGATACGGGCACGGATCGAAGTCAAAGCCGAACTCAGCCTGTAGCTTCGCCATCAAATCTGGCGGCGTCAGCCAGTAATGCTTACCGTCTTTTGCGCCTTCATAGGGCATCGCGTGCTCCCACACCCCTTTCCGGTTTCACTCACCTCAGCGCTGATTCAGTTTTCGGCTATCGCCCCATTACTTCTACGTCCGTTTCAAACTCAAATGGACGAACCTTTGCGCCGGCATCTTTCATTAGTGCCTTTTGGAACTCAACTGCTTCTGTCGGAAGAGGAATGACAATCCTGCCGATTTTTGCTTTGTAAACGGTCGGAATTTCTAGATACGTTTCATGTGTTTCTGCCTCCAAGATATGAAGGCGTCTAGCCAGCGCGTGCCAAATCGGGCAACCGCAGCAACTCCCAGCCCTGTAGCGCCCATCTTCGATGTCCTGTCTTGTGACTCTTACTTTCATAACGCCTCCTCAAACTTTCTGATGCAGTCGCCACCCAACAAACGTAAAGCTCGGTGTGTCAAAAAGCACACCCCTTTCTAGAGTGGCTGCCCGCCCGAAGGCAGATCGCGGCTAAGGAATAATCGGATCTTCGCCAGTGGCGGTTTTCTCTTTTTTCTTTTGCAACCGCCGACTGTACTGCACGGGATCCTTGCAACTCGCGAAGTGCGGCTCGCAGAATTCGCTGCCATCTTTCTGTTTGAAATCCAGCGGCATAATATTCCCTTTCGGCGTGTTCCACATCTCGATTGTCACATTGCAGGACGGGCAAACTTTTGAGTGATTGAAAGAATATCCGTTTTCTTCAAGTGCTTGGCGCGTGGTCGGGAATGGCATGATTTTTGCTCCCTTCGTACATTGTGATTTTGGCCTGAAGAATCTTGATTAGTTCGCCGACGCGACAGCGATCCCTGTGTCGGCGAAAACTCTCTGGAGTCGCCGAGAATTCGATCTTGCATTCCGGGCACTCATGGTACCCTGGCCGCGGTTCGTGCCATTCGTGGAATTTCAGAAAAGTTAGAAGTTGCACGGCTTCATGGAAAGAAATCAGAATCCCTGGCAACATCCAGGTCTGATCTTTCTCGCTCCAATGCAGAGAAATCGCGTCTTTGACCATCTCGTCGATTAGTGGCTCGATCTTATCGAGGTCTTCCGTTGTCGATTGCGCGAAAAGTTTCAGCGCAGTCGTGTTGCCTTCAGATTGCTCGGCCGCGCCCTCCATCAATTTATCGAAAAGTTTCTGTCTGTCTTCTTGCTTCATGGTTCCCCTTTCCTATTCTATTACATACACAATCATGTGAATCTGAGACACGCTGGCGTGACGGATTACGCGACCTTGCCATTCATCAATCTGTCGATCGTCTTTCCAAATTTTCCCGTTGAACGCGTCCCATACGAGTTTTTGCAGATTATCACCATCCTTTGCGCCACCGGCGATTGAGAATACAAACTGCGTTCCGAAGCGCGCGAGCCCATTCACTCGAAGTGTCGGGGAGATCATTTTCAATTGCCGGCGAAGTTTGGCTTGCGCTTGGCGCGTCTTTTTCGGCTTGATCATGTATGGCCCGCGCAGCATCACACGTTCCCACGCAACCGGCTCGCCCGGGAAAATCGCATTGATGAGAAGTCGATTCATGCGGCCTTGCGGCACTCACAGAGAATTGCCATCATTCCGAGTCCATCTGGTCGCCCCACCATTTTCCATCCAGTTCCTCGGCATGATTCACAATCCTCACGCCGTGGAATCCCTGCTTTTTCGAACTCAACTTCTGCGGCAAGACGTACTTCTGCGGGGGTTGGGCGGAACTTACAATTTTTTGCCGCTCGCAGGAATGCCTTGTGCAGAATCGCCGGACGGATGTCGCTCAGTGCTTTCTGGTAAAGCAGCGCCATTTCTTGAGTGATCTCTTCCCGGTAAGTCTGCCCGTAAAGCATCAGCCAATCCGCTACGACGTCCGAGAGCTCTTTCGATGGCTTGCTGACTTCGCTCGGCTCGTTCCTGTTCTCGACTTCCTGTTTGTCGTGTGCCATTTTGATTCCCTTTCACGGGGAAAATCCCGGCCCATGAATTCATCACTGATTGTTCCAAAATCTCAATGGGGTCTGCACCTTCGTGCTCTTGAAACCATCGCAGTTTATTTCGAATCATTTCTCCGGCACGTTCAGTTAGGGGTTTACGAATTTTCTTTCGCATTTCGACAAAAGAAAGCCAAAGCGAGATTGGTACGACTTCAAGCGCCGCAGGCGCGTAGTTGGGTTTCTCTTCTCTTTCTTTAGGTGTTGCTTCTTCTAGAGTCTGGAGTCTAGAGTCTAGAGTCTGGGATGCTTGGGTTTTGCTTAGCATTTGCTTAGCATTTGCTTGACGCTTAAGCCCGCCTTTTCTACCACTTATGCGGCGAGCCTCAGATTTCTTGTTTGTACGCAAGATTTCTTCCTTGACTCTTGCTTGAACGAAACCACGCCTAGTCAAGTTGAAAAACTCGGCCAAAATAAGATCGATGGCGGCTCGCTCTTTTTGGGTATGGGCACATGTCTTTCGGTAAATTTCTTGCCTATCTTTTGGCAGTGGTTTTTCTGTGGCGTAACAGTAATCAAGGAGCAAGGTATAGGCACCGTGTTCCACGAAAGTCAGGTGGCGGGTATCATTCGCATAGTCGCCGGGGAATCGGCGGTAATAGAGCAATGGAATGCCTCTTGGCTGAAAAGGGGAGAGTGAGAAAACCTGTCGGCGAGGACGAAGCATCCTCAGGCTCGCCCCCGATTCAGCACTGCGGACTCTATATCGTTGCGCGGGCACTGTCCACTTCTTTTCTGTGCAAAACAGGTGAAAATGTGGGAAACCTTATTTCGGCCTGCGAACCGGCTCGACACCGATAATCTGGGCGCCAATCGCGGTCCGGCAGTCTGGATTCATGCAAAAAAGCACTTCGACGACTACGCCATCGGGGAAATCGTAGCGAAGGCGCATGATCCCAAGGGGGTCCGAGCCACACCCCGGACACGTCGGTTTCAGTATCTTCGGCTCGGTTTTGGTTAGCTCATCGACTGTAGCGGTGCGTCTTGCCCCTTCCTGGCTTGCTGGCGCGACTTTCTTCGTTTCTTGACCTTCTTCCATGTATCCCCCTTAGAGTCAGCGTTGACTCGGCCATCCTTTGTTCCAGCCCCATTTGACGGGAGCCCGTTGCGGCGGAATGCCGAGTTTCACTATGGTGGCATATACACGCCAGCACTCGACGGCTGCTTCGATTCGTGCAAAGTAAGGAACTCTCAAATCATGGATGATGTGTTGCGCAGCGCGTCCCCAAATGTGCGACGGATGCACTCGATCCTCGGCTGCAATGTTTGCGCCGCGATACTCCGGATCGCCCGGAACGATGATCTCGATCATGCGGGCTCTCCCTGCGTCGGGTCTTGCTGAATCTGATGTTCGATCTTCACGCCGCACTTTTCGAGCACATTGAAGGCGAAAGTCAGCGCCTCCGGTTTCGGCATCGCAAACCAAGCGATTGGCTTTCCGAAATCGATTTGAATCATTTTCTCATTAGCTGAAATCAGCATCTTGAGCTGGCCTTCATCGCGTTCGTTCAGTTTGCCTTCCGGGAATTCTCCTGTCGGGCCCGGCGCGACACTCTTCACGAAATCGGCAATCAGAACGACAATTCTTTCAGCCATGAACCGCGCAGCTCCCGGTTCTTTCGAAATGCCTTCTTGCACGATGATTTCAATCGCGGCGGTGAGTTTTTCTTTGACGTTTTCCATGATTATTCACCGATTGATTTTTGCGTCGACGGCATTCGCAGCCAAAAGGAATCGCCATCGTGCCAAGCGGCCCAATCGATCACCTGCTTCGTTCTTTCGACGCGCAGACGAAAGCCGAATCGCGTCACCATCTTTGCTTGGCCTTTGCCGACTTCTTCGATCACCTGCACGATGGCCTTCGTAAACTCAGCCCCGATCAAGTGCAATTCAGCTTTCTTTTCCTTCGGATCAAGATAGATATCGAGTGTCACTCCTGGCAATTCCGCGATCTGTATTGCCTTATTGTGCGTGAAGGAGAGCCACTCCCATGCTTCTTTGACCTTTTTCGGAATATGGCCATTGTGCGCCGCTTCAAGTGGGAAAGAAAAATTCAGATGCACAAGTCTTTCCCCGTCCTTATCCCGTTCCAGTCCGAGTCCGACATAAGTCGCAAGCATCCGGCCATTCTGAACGGCGACCGGGTGCGTGGCTTCTTCGGGTGCTGCGAGCAATTCGGCTTGCCGTGGCTGTTCGATATGTTCGGGCCCGAGTTCGGCCGCGGCTTGGGCAATCACGCCAGGCGACCGAACTTCAGCGGAGTCTTTGTCTTGATCGAGCGGGCGGTTTTTGAGCAACCGCGCCGAGGTAACGCTCCCTACTTTTTTTGTCATTCCGAATCTCCCTTTCCATTTCGTATGCTCGGCCGAGACCGTTTTCTTCACGCCTTGCGCCGAGCACGCAATCGTGAAGCCTGAAGCAATGCCCGCAGAAAAATGTGCCGCAAGCCGAACAAGCAATCAGCCCGTTTGGAGAAGTGCAGCGGCGGCAGATATCGTCGATCATCGCGGCAGTTCTTTCAGTACGAACAGTAAATGCGCACGGAGCATGTCATTGTCGATGCCTTCAGGGATGCACACGACAACTTGGCCGGAAACATGATCGTGCCCAACTGCGACCAACAATAGCGGAGTGGCATGCTGGGCGGAGAGTTTCTTTGACCATCCAGCCAAGCGCTCCGCCGTGATCTCTTCTGTCGGCACCATCAGCGCGACGTCCGCGAATGCTCGGCTGTTTCCTGCCAGATGCGCACACCAGAGATGTTCGCCTTGTCGCCGAGTGCATTCACGACGCGACGGATCTTGGATTCATCGAGCGTGAAGTATTCGTGCGGCACGATTGCTTCATTGTCGACCGCGAACTTCCACGAAGCTTTCAGTACCGAACCGGCTTGCTTCGATACCGCTGGCGCAATCGGCACGATTGGTGCGGGCAAAGTCGCCGCCTGTTCCCGGAGAACTGACGCAGTTTCGACGTCGCCGGATTTTTCGATCTTCTTCGCTTCTTTCTCCAATTCTTTCGCTTGCGCCTTGCGGAGAATCTCGGCATCGCGGTCGGCTTTTTCTTTCTTGGCCCGTTCCTGTTCGGTGCGATACTTCGCACGCTCACCTAGAAGTGCTCTCTTCGAATTCACGATGGGATCGAGAAACTGCGCGCGAAGCCCAATCGCCATCTTGTGCAACTTGTGAAGTCCATCGACAAATGGATTGAACCATTCACCGATCTTCGTGATGGCGGCATCATGTCGCTCGATCAAAGCCCATGAAGCGATGAAACCGTCTTCATCGGTGATCACATAGCCTTCCGATTGCTTTGTTAGACTTTTGACGAGCAGTGCGGCCTGGCGTTGATCCGGCGCGGACGGCAAAACAAATTGCGGTGTACTCATGGTATCTCCCTGTATTCTTTCTCGTGACGCATTTTCCATGTCGTCACGTATAACGCGCTCACGAACACATCGAAGTCGGACTTTTCATCGAAGGGGTGAATTTTCGCGAGCGTTCCATTTTCTTGCAATTGAACAATGATGCGCTTCCGCGTACGAAAGCGGCCCATCGGGGTTTCAAGGCGCGGATGATACAGCCCGGCCGCGTATCCGGCAAGCTGTATTCCGTGATGCGACATCACCTGGCCGATCTTCATATCGATAATCGAATCATCGCCAGCGACGAGCCCTTCGGCATCGATCTGCATCCCATAGAGCATCCCATTCACTGTGGCGATCTGGCGATGTTCCGAAAGCCGCGGCGTGAATTTCATCGTTGCGCACCATAGCCGCCAGGATTGCAAGTAGCCTTCGACTTGCGCATCACACGTGAAATCTTTCCCTTGGTTGTAAAGATGGCAAGCTTTGTGCACTTCGCGCCCGAGTTCACTCTTGCGTTCAAGAATGTCTTTCTGTACGAAGTCGAATGAGACGAGTCCGCCGGAAGAAAGTATGCGCGTGCATCCGGGCACCAGGCCGGTTGGCGTGGTGTAAACGTGAGTGCATTCGTCGAAACTGAATTCGATGGGTACGCCACCGGACACGGATCACGTCCCCGATTCGAGAGTTTTATAGATTTCGGGTAAGAATGAACGCCGAACAAGGAGCACGCTATCGATCTTGAATTTCTTTTGCAAGTACTTCTTCAGATCATCAGGGATTCGCCAGCCGCACACCGCCGCTTTGTTGTAGAGGTCGGTTTGTTCCTTTGTGGTGATGAAGGGATCGTCTTCCTTCGGGATCTGCGCTTTTGGCACAGTTGGATTCGGCGGTGCCGCAGCTTTTTTGCCCGCGGACTTTGGTGCTGATTTTTTTACAGGTTCGGAATTCTTTACTTCTTCAGTCGGCTTGATCGGCTCACCGTTCGTATCGTCTTCTGGTGGATCAGGATTCACTTCAAAGCCGGAAAGCGTGGGGATCAAGAGATTCTTCCGTTCCCCATATTCGTCAAGCATCACCGCGCGAAGAAGTTCCCCGCGCCGATCCGAAGTCGACATCGGCATCCGCTTTGCAAGCCGTCGGATTGGTGTCTTCTTCCACATCTCTTCCGGATCAGTTACCCAGGGCGTTGATTTTGCGTCGCCCTTCACATATTGCTGGTAGCCGCGGGAGCGCGCGCGCGCTTGATAAATCTTTACCTTTTCGAGATATTCGAATGCTGTTTTGCCGTTCAGGAAACCCGCCACAGCATAGGCACCAATCCAGTTTTTCTCTTCGTCTTTTTCGGGAATTGGTGCCGGTTCATGCAAAAGTCCTCGCTGCGTGCCAAGTACACGCTGAAACTTGTCGGGTCTGCGTACGATCTCGGCTGAGATTTCTGTCACGATCCCCGATTGATACATCAGGTGCATGAACCCGCGATAGCCGACGATCAGCGTGCATTGATCGCCGAATGGCACCATGTAGGCGTGGCCGAGCACACCTTCCGGTTCAAGCCCGAGCTGCGCAATTTCGACAACGCATGCCATCACAGAAATCGGCGAGCATTTCTGAAGCCTGTCGTTCTTTTTGAGCATGGTAAGCGCCAGGCGGACCATGCGGTCAGGCTTCAGCGTGTTCGGGAGAGCGCGGGCAAGTTGATTTTTGAAAGATTCATTATCGATTTGCTGAAAAACGGTCAGAGCTTGATTCGATTCGGACATTTATTCCCCTTTTCTGAGAGAGTTTCGGACGCTGTGAAATCTATCACATCTTCTTACTGTACTTCCCCATATTGCATCTGGCCTCATCGCGCCGCTGACGTTGGCGTCGTTCCTGCCAGCCCGTGATTCCGAGCTGACATTTGAGCCATTTCCAGAATCGCGATTGTCGGCGTTCAACGATCATGATTCGCCCTTCGCCCTGGCATTTCTGGCAAAGACGCTCGTCGATGAACATGCGGCCATTGCAGCGGTCGCATGTCACGGAATACTCGGAGTTAAGCATTCTTCGCCGCTGGCTTCGCGAAGTATTCGATCAAAATTTCAAGCACTGTCGGTCCGAGCTTCCGGCGGCGCTTGACCGATTCCTCTTCGATCTTTTTGCGAATTTCTTCATTTGGGTAGATAGCGATCTGCCCGTAAGTGTTCTTTTTTTTGACTGCCATTGAGCCTCCCTATGAACATATCTCATAACTTCTATTGACAGTCAAGAGGATTTATGAGAGATAATAAGGCAGGGAGCAACGCCATGAGCGCCTATACTCGAAATCCGAAACGTATTGTCGTACGCTGCCGAATCTGCCCGTGGGTGGGAATCTATTTCGAAGATTCCCGAAAGCGGATGCGGCACGCGGCTCGCGCACAGCAAGCCATCGAGACACACCTTCGGCGTGCACATCACAAGAAAACTCTGATCAACGGGAGATGAAATGAAATTTGAGATCAAATCGCGGTTTGATTCTTCCGTTTTGTTTTCTATTGAAACAGAAAGTTGGAAACTCGCCTTAGAAGCCGCCGTTTAAGGCGCGAACCTCGAAGGCGCGAACCTCAGAGGCGCGAACCTCGAAGGCGCGTACCTCAGAGGCGCGAAGGGATTAGGGAAATTTCCGATTCAAATCAGTGGCCATCATCATTGGCTTTGCACGACACATGACGGCAAACTTCAAATCGGCTGTCACGTTTACACCTTCGACGAGTGGCAAAAGCACGCTGACGCCATTGGAAAAAGAGAAGGCTATTCTCCGCTCGATATAGAAATCTACAAACTTCACATTGAACACATCATCAAGATTTCAAGATTGCTCTGGAATGCCAAGAAGGAATCGTGATGGATGTTTGGGAAAAGAATGCGCGGAAGTTACGAAGGCAGGCGGAACTCAGGCGGATCGACGACTGGTTTATCGATTTCTATGCGCATCACCCATACGCGTTTCATTTGTTGACGATTGTATTCGCCGGGGCGCTGTTTGTGATCGCTTTCGGACTTGAACGGTTGATTGAACAAATCTTCGGTTAACAATTTTCTGCCTAAGAAACGAAAAGCCCGCTGGTTGCCCGTGGAGTGCACGGATGGTCGGCGGGCTTCCTCGTTATCCGCTCGCTTAGGTTCCTTGCGCCTGCCCTTCCCCTTGCGGAACGGTACTTTCTTGGGCGGTCCCCGCGCTCTCGGGAGCGGGAGTTTCCGCCGCAGATTCCGCCGCGGCTGCAACATCGGCCATGTCTGCAGCGACCGAAGCAGATTCCGCGGGGGCTGCTTCCGGCTTGGAACTTTCTTCCGTGACTTCCGGCGGCGTTTGTTTCCCTTCCGCCACTTCGACCTGTTCTTCGCTTGCATGCGCCAGGCTCGCTCGCATCTCCGCACCTTCAGCGGTATCGGAGTTCGCGAGTTCGGAGCCGAGTTCTTCGACGCGATGCAAGTTGAGAAGAACGTGCTGTGCGCCATGATGCTTCACAATCAGTTCGGCAACGCCGGGAGTAGTGCAACCACGCGCACGAATTTCGCGAATCGCTTCGGCGGGAAGAAGTTCAGTGTCGAATCCCATAAATGTTTCCTTTCGAAAAGGGGAGCGGGCCGGTTGTCCGGACCGGCCCACCATGAAACAAGTCTCTCAGAAGAGGGAGACAGCGGGGAGTGTATCCGAATCAGACGGCTGCGCGCAAGAGATTCTGTGCGATGCGCTTTGCCCAACCCCTTCCAAAACTCGGCCAGGTAGGAAGCGAATCGAGGAAAAGTAGGCGATACGCATCAAAGCGCATGATGATTTTGTCCACGTCATCAGTCAGCGGTTGCTGCGCTTGTCCAAGCCATTTCTCGGCGCGAGAAGGCCCGGAATTGTAGGAAGCATCGAAGACTTGGAAATCGAGTTCGGCAGGGAGATCGTCGCCGCCAACAGAGTCCCAATATTCGGCTTTGGCAATCGACTTCGCAAGTTCAAGCGGAAGATCGTGCATGTCGCCGGTGTAACCATGCTGCAACGCGACGCGCTTCGTGATGCCGAAATTCGTCTCTCCACCTGGGTCGGCGGGATTGTTCGAATATCCGCCTTCATTCTTCAACAATCCGGCCCACGCGATATCGAAGTTTTCTTTCAATGTTTTGCCACCGCGTACCCGATTCCGAAAAAGATAATCCCCCACTTCAAAACTCGGCCCGAACGCTTCCAGATCGAGCCGCCTTTAGCGGCCGTCTTCCAAGTCTCGACTTCTTTCGTGCGCTCGGCAGTGACGGATTTCTGATCGGCAAGATCGAGCTTCAACTTGTCGCGCTCGACTTGGCACACTTTGCAATCGACAAGCGTATCGTTCAGGATTTTTGCTTGTGGCGCATCGAAGACAAGTTGCGCGGGCTTCGTGGTATCGATCTGTCCGGTTTGTGGATTGAGTTGCGGCTGTAAGGTAGGTTGAAGCTGTGGAAAGTATTGCGGGATGCGTTCGATAATCTGCGTTGGCGTTGTTGCTGGCGTCGACTTCATTGCGAGAAGCTTCGAGATTTCATCCTTGAATTGCTGTTCTCTATCGGCCTGGCGTTTCTCGATTGTGGCGATGATCGTCTCTTGCGCCTGAACTTTGGCTTTCGCTTCGGCGACATCGACGCTTCGAATGTGATAGCCGTAAGCTCCAACCGCCGCTGCAAGAGCGACGCCGCCGTACAGGGCCACATGGTGATAATCCAGGGTCAAGGGTAAATCTTCGACAACTTCAGTCCGACGAAGAAAGCAATCGCCCCTAAAACGAGTAACACTTTCACGAGCGTTCGAATCTCATGCCAGCCCATCAGGATTCCGATGCCGAAGAGCACGACGCCGAGAAGCATCACGGCATAACGAACATTCACATACTCAGAAAGGTTGAAAGCCATGCGCGGAATCCTACCACAATTCAACGCTCTCTTGGGAACCGCATATTTTCGGCATGCAATGCGCCTTCACTGTTTTCGTCTTTCCATTCGCCATGATCGTGAAGCCGATAATTTTCAAGTAGTGTGGCAAGGCGATTGTCTTTCTCTTGGCCGCGTTTCTTGTTCGCTAGGTACACCAACCATTGACTCGTGCCGAGCGTGAGAATCACCGGAAGAGCAATCCAGAAAAAATGTGAAGCAGCCTGATCAGCCGGTAGCGGGGGTATTTGCACTTGGCGATCCTCCATTTGGTTTAGGAGCGAAGGCCGTTACTGCTCCCTTTAAAGCGTTCACGGCATAGGGCGCTGTCACGAAAGCGGTGATTCCCGCAAGTGTCACCGCATCGGGCACCGCGTGATTTTTCCAAACAACGTAGGACACCCAGGAACTTCCAACAAGGGCATGGTAGGCCATCATCAATCGGCTGGAGCTTGCCGCTCCATTTTCGCTGAAAGCTTCACGGAAGAAGTTCATGGCCGCGCCTCTCTGATTCGTGCGGCGCGTTGGCGTGCGGCACGTTGTGCTGGCAGATTAGATGCCTTCGCCGGTGCTTCAGGGACAAGGGCTTCATCGAGCCGTTGCTGCGCGATTCGGCGATCTTCTAGCGTCGCTTTTGGATTGCGAAGAATGCTCTTGTTACGTTCGACTTCATGCGCCCGTTCCCCTTCTTCGAATTCTGGCCCAAGAGTCTTCCGCGGCGCGCCCATGAGTTCGGCTTTTTCGCTTAGCTTGTGCGTTTTCTTCGCCAGTTCAAGAATCTTCTCTGGAGTGATTCCTCTGTCGAGTAGTCGATTGAAAGCTTCCTCACGCGGGATACTTCCTTCACCGGCAAACTTCGAATTGCTCACCGTGGTTTGTCCCATGTCTTCACCAGCAGCAATAAGTGCCTGACGAAGATCGACGCGTGTCAGATCGTGAAGAGCTTTCACTGTTTCCGGTTTGCTCTTCGCGGCTTCGTAAATTCTCTCGCCATTCGCGCGCACCATCTGACGTACTGCTGGATCAGGATACTTCGCCTTGATCGGATCGACCACTTCACCGATCTCTGTCGGTTGCGGCGTGAGTTGCTCCCGGAGCGGCACATCGGGCTTCAGCGGCTTCACTCCTGCGGCTTGATCGATGAGTTCGGGCATCTTCAGCGTTGCAGGCCGAGTTCCCTTCTCGAAAAGTGTCGGCAACCGAGTCGGCGCTACCTGCGCGGGTTGCTGCGCTTGACCGATTGATTTGATTGTTTCCGGTGCGGTAGTCGGTTCAAGTTTCGGGAGTTCAGCTGATCCGATGGGTTTGGCCGAAGACGTTGCACCGGCGAATGGGTCCAACTTCGGTGTTTCTTCCTTTCCTTTCGAGAAAAGTTCCTTGAGTGCGGAAAGTCGATCTCCGAGTATGAGCCGCGTCAATGCAGGATTCTTCTTGGTGATTCCGGCGAAGTCGGGGGATTCAATGTTGGGCAAGGTAGTTTTGGCTTTGCTCAGAGCTGCGCGGGCTTTGCCGCCGAGAGCTTCATCGGCTCCAACGGCAGCCCCGATCAGTGGCAGTACAGTATGCCCGGCGATTGCCGCAGTGTCGCCATGCTTGGCCAATTCTTCCATTGCGGTAGGATCGATCACGCCGCTGGCTTGGCCGACTGCGGATGCGCCGCGATATAGTGGGCTATATCCAGCTTGCTTGCGTTCGGTATCCGCGTGGCCGATGTCACGCAATCGAGTGAATGCATTCTGCGTTTCACTCACGCCCGGCAGGACATCAAGTGCCGCTTTCCCGAATTCCCCGGAACCGATATCGCGGATCGTTTTCATGCCTGGAACAGCTTCGGCCATGCCCTTTATCGCGCCAACGACATCGCCCGCCACAGCTTTTGTTCCCCGCCATAAAGCGGATCCTTCTGGTGTGCGTTCTTTCTCGAATTGTGTTGGTTGCGAACTCAGCAAGAGATTGACTTTATTTTGTGCCGGATGTCCGGCAGGCAAAGCTTTCGCAATCTCTTTGAGTTGCTGAAGTTCTTGCGCGCTGAGTTCGTCAGCCATCAGGGTTTCTTTTCAATTCCAAGAGTCTTATTCCAATCGACCGTGCCATCCGGATTCCGAACAACGCCGGGAGTTTTCGCTCCAAGATCCGGATGGGGATCGGTTTGACTGATACCGCGTACTTCCGGAGCACGTTCGCGAAGCCGGTCGATGTTCGCCTGAAACTTCTTCGACAGATTGAGTGCATAGTCACCGTTCAGTGACGCGCCGCCGGGGAGTGTCCCCCACAAGGCTGACGCTTGAATCTCCGAGACACGCGATCCTCCCGTGATTTCTTTCGGCAATCCGAGAGCCGATTCGCGGAGTGATAGCACCGACTGAATGTATTCCTGTGTTTGCGGAGTTGCCCCAGCGAGAATCCCAGAATCAAGGAGTTGGCCAGGTGTGGAGTATTTATCGATGCTCCGAAGCGCGCGCGCAATGATGACTCGCTGCGCGGCATCCTGATCAAGCGCTTTGCGGGATGCGACCACATCGTTGAGTTTCGTTTGCATGTCATTCAGCGTGACGTGATGTGTGGTTGCGTCATTGATGGCCTTCTCGCTGGCCTTCGTGACATGCGAATAGCCTTCTTTTTCAGCGTCCTCTTTCGAAAGTAGATGCGGCTTATTGTTTTTGTCGAAAGCTTTGACGACTTCGATGTTATGTTCTTTCGCCGCCGCTTCACTGGGCATTTTCTCCGCGCCGAGGTCTTTGACCGTTTCGCCTGTCCGTTTGTTCACGAGCAAAGTATGAGGAACACCGGCAACCATGTGCCCGTGCACGAGTTCGGTCTCGACCTTGGGATCGCCTTTGTAGACGATTTCGCTTGTCGTTTTGCCAGTCTTGTCCGTCTTCAACTCGACGATATTGCCATTGTCAGTTTTCTCGAATTTCGGCACCTGTTTATTGGCCGTCGCTTCGGCGATGTCCTTGATGGCTTGTGGCGTGCCCGCCTCTTCGAGCGAATGAAGTTCGCCGTGGTTGCCCTTCCATCCGGTGACGTTGCCTTGCGCATCGGTGACGAGATTTTCTTTGTTGGCCGTTTGCAGTGCTTCCGTATCGGCTTCGATCTTCTTCGTACGTGCCTGCACTTCTCCCGTCGTTGCAGCGCGTTCCGTCTCTTCGCTTTCCGCTTTCTTCGCATCGGCAAGTTTCCGTTCTACGGCACCGGTTTCGAGTCGCTTGTTGATATCCGTGCCGGGAATGTTCGCCATGACGCCAGGCGCAACGATGTCGCCAGCAATGTTTCCGATTCGGGACAGTACATGGCCGAGCTTGCCGAGTCCTGTCGTTGCCGGTTCGCTTGGCGTGCGAAGCCGGGTAAGCTGATTTTCATAATCGGCGGCGGTTCCCGCAGTAACGCCCGGCGAAAGCACCGGCAATCGCTTCTGTTCCCTGACAGAGAGATTCGGTAGGCCCTTCACTTCCGGCAGGGCTCCCATTCCACCGATTGGAGTGGGTGCCGCGTTCGCGCGTTCAAGCGTCGGAGCTTCCCCGGCTTCCGGCGCAACTGTAGCAACACGCGGCCGCGCAGCATCAATCGCCATTGCAAGATCAAGATCGCTGTGACCTGTCAAGCGTTTCAAAAGTTCGGGATCGATTGCCGAGGTGTCAACCATAAAATTTTATCCGAAAGCGTTTTTCAAGCCCGCCGCTGCAGTTCCGGCACCGCTGAGAGTTTGTACCCAATTCATCAGGTTCTTGCCCCAGCCGGTTTTGTTGGCTTCGAGCATCGCATGAATATCTTCAGGCACAAGACTCGCTTCCTTAAGTCCGGCGCCGACATCAGTACCATAAACACTCTCAAGGCCATGAAGTCCTTCTGTTTTCTGGCGCGCTTTCTCGCGCATGTTCATTCCTTGCACATTCAACGCGTTTTCAGAAAGTTGCCGACCCTTGTTTCGGGAGATTTCCCCAAGCACGCCTGAGAGCGCCCCGGTATTCCGCGACCGCGATGCTCGTAAGCCTGCTTCACCGGCGAGAGACCCCGCAGCGCCGCCAGCCCCTTGTTCCCCGGCGACAAGCGTTGCGTTCAGATCGTTCGGATTGAATCCTATTGGCGATGTAGCTTCGCGGCGAAATTCAGGGACTAGCGTCGAGCCGATGTCGGAAGCTTGGGCTCCGTAGCGCGCGGACTCGCTTCCCGCCGTTTGCGCGGCTTGCTGCGCCATCTTCTTCGCTTTTTTGTCGGCGAACTCAAGCGGGCCATCATAGAGATGCGGAAGATCTTTCGATAGGATCTCGCCTGTCCGGATATCCATCACGACTTTTGTGTGAAATATCATAGTCAGAATTCCTTGTGCCAGGTTTCTCCGATGCTCTTATCCCATCCGAACATCTTCAGCCGTTGCCCGAATCGTGGATCGACTTGTGCGGTCGCTTGATCGAGCCCAAGCGCCTTCGCTTTTTCGATCATTGCGAATTCCAGTATCTCGATGGCTTCGAGCCGCTCTTCCGGTGTCTTCCAGGTCCCGTCGACGAGCAAATAGGCGTTTACTTGCGCTCTGCCGAAAGCGGCCATGCGAACGATGCCTTCATCGTCGACGAGGCATTCCCTAATGAGGACGCGCACATCGCTCGGATCGCACATTTCGAAACCGAATTTGGCTTCGGAATGAAATTGCCGGATGCGGTCGAAGTCTTTCCCGGTATAACTCCGAATCTTCATGCCGCGCGCGGAACTGGGCTGCGTTTCGGGCCGAGTGGCGGCCGCGTGAGTACAACGCCGAGCCCCGACCCCGATTGCGAGCCGTCCGGTTTCCCTGTTCCGCTTCCCGCCGATGGCAAAGGCGTAAGCTGACTGGCACCTGTGAGTGTGACGGGAGTCGGGGCGAGCCGCGTGCCGAAAAAAGTGTGCTTCGATTGCGGATCCGAGCCCTGATATTGATTGTAAGCCTTGAAGTAGTACTGAATCGGATTGCCGCCGTTATCCTTTGCCGGAAGTGCCAGCATTCTTCCTCTGGACGGGCCGAGATGCTCGACATGGGGATTCGCGAATGCTGGATCGTTCGCGCTCCATTCCACGAAGTAATTCACGTTCTTCTTCACTTGCGAATTGTCCGTGAGTGTGACATGGACGTGATCCGATCCCGCACGGATATTCACCCCGGCCAGTGCCTTTGGCGGCGCGACTTTGCCCTTCGGATCGAGTCCCGCGTGATTCGAGATGCTATCGATCCCATCGATTATATTTTCGAGCAAGAGCCCGAGTTTCGGATCGCGGTTTTTGATTTCTTTGAGGAATTGCGACCTGTCGAGCATTTTCCCTTCCTATCCGGCGCCGACATTCGTGCCGCGGATCTCGCTCCATGCGCCTTTGCTAAGTGCTGCAACGACTTTCGAAAGCCGGAAAGAAGCCCCTACGGCATTCGAGCCGACACGAATGAAGAATCGGTTTGCCGTGATGTTCACCGCAAGCTCGCAGTCACCTTGCGAGAACGCCTGCATCGGCAAAGTATCGAGCTGGAAAGGAAGCGGATCCTGCACGCTGTCGGCGTAAACTTGTGGGAGAATCGAACCGTTCCCGGTAATCAGCATTGTCAAATAGTCGAGTTCCATGCCGAAGAGTCCGAGCCCTTTCGCTTCGGCCATTTCGGGCTTCACAAAACCGTAAGTCACATAGAACGAATTGATCGCCGCGCCGTCATCGTCTAGTTCGACTGATGAAAGCTGGAAGATTTTCGAGTTCGCGTAGCCATTGCAGAAAAATTCCGGCCATTGGTTGTTAGCGCGGCTGATGAAATCGGCGTACGGACAGGCGATATTCCAGAAACTCCATTTGCGCGCCGGTTCGGGTGACATCAATCGGCCGCTGAAAGTCGAACGGATCGGCCCGGTATGCGCGAGTTCGCTTCCGGTATTCAATTCCCGGTAGCTGCACATCAGGATCACATTAGGGCTGGTGGGATTCGCGTTCAGGGGGAACTCGGGCATGAATGGATTCGGCGTCGGAATCGGCACGCCCACAGTAATGCGTTTCAGTTGTTCATCGTTCCGCACCCAGATCGTATGCCCGTATTTCCAGTTGATGAGATCCCAGACGCTCTGGATTTCTTGCGAGATCTTCGTCGGCTCGCCGCCTTCGAAGAAGTACAACCCCGGACGGCATCCAGTGATGGCCCATCCTTCTCCGGAATCATAGGAATGAATCCCGACCGTACCGACTTTCGGAGAGACTTCACGGAAGTTCCATTCATTCGGTTCCGTGACGCCATTGTCCGAGGTCGAGAACATGCTCTTTTCTTTGAGCGCATAGAGAACGTCGTACATCACGAAAGCCCCATTTAGCGGTTGCTGATTCTGATTCGGCCCGAATGCTCCGGTCACAAGATCGAACGCTTCCTGATTCCCGGCATAACTCGCGCGCAGTTGCGTCGAAAAGACCGGCTGCAATGTCGGAAACGGCTCGACGCGATCAATTTCGCAATCGCTGTTATTCGGCAAACTCGTTGTATACACACGGAAAAGAAGATCGGCCGGCACCGTTGAAAATGTCGTTGTCAGCAAGGTGCCGGTGAAGATTGCGAAATTCGAACTCATGCTCGCAAGCGGCACCGTGAAACTTCCGAAGATGCGGTTCTGCAGTGGCGAGAAGAAATCGACAGCGAGATTTCCCGATGCCGCGCCGCTCGGACACCTGGCAGTGATCCGCACTGAATACTTCGTGAGCGGCTGAAGGATGGGTACCTGATAGGCGTCGATGAATGCGCCTTGCTCGATCATCCCGTAGGTCGCTTGAACGCCGCCGGTCGCGTTGCGGATGTAATAGCTATTGCCGAAGACCGGAGAGACGAGCAAACTTCCGCCGCCGCCGAGAATCGGATCAACCGTCCACCCGAGCGGCGAAGTTCCGACGCCGCCCGTGCCAATGCCGATGCCGCCATCGAAAGACAGGTTCAAAAGATTCTGAATCTTGTTCTGTTCTCCAATCGCGATCAGCCGGTTCGCATAGGTCAGAAATCCGAGCGAAGAGCCGAGTTCGATCTGATTGAAAAGATTGTTCCCCGGGGTATCAATTGCGGTACCTGCGAGCAGGATCGCATCCGTGAATGTGAGCACCGCTTGCGTGCTGGTATTGTCCGCGATCTTCGAGGATGTGTATGTAACGTTCTGGCCGCTGGCCTGCGTGATCGTCGGTTGCGGCATCCAAAAGAAATTGTCTCCGCCAGCGCCAGTAATCGCGATGATCCGTGCAGTCACATCCGGCGGACCGATTGCAATGTTCAGAAATGCGAGCGAAGTCGAACCGCCAGTGGTTGAAAACGTCACTGGCGGCGATGCCGGGCTGATCAGGCCATTCCGCGTCAGGAACATCAAGACCGCTTTGCGCAAGCCCGCGCCAAGTCCCGCACCGCCGACAACCACTTGACCGCCTCCGGAATTTCCGAAGATTGGATTCGTGCCGGTGCCAGCGAAGACGATGCCCGGATCGAATTGAAACTTCGTGCCGTTGACTGTAGCGTTTCCGCTCTCGGCGGCTGGCAAGACATCCCCGGCGGTGATGTTCACCGAAAACTGATTCGCACCGATGGCCGCAACGATGCCATTTGAGATATTAAAAATACTGGTACCGCCGACGATCGGACCGTTCAAACATCCGACAATCGTCACTTGCTGCCCGACGGTTGGAGCGACTCCTGAAATCAGTGTGAAGGTATATGTCGCCACATTCCCTGAAAGTTGCGTCTGGGTGATCGCGAGCGTTCCAGCATTCGGCGTTGCAAGCACCGTCCAAACCGCATTCCATGCCGCTACCGGAACGCCCGAGACGGTGATTTGCGATCCGATCTGCGTATTCGGAAGTGGGATCAATGTCGTAAGCGTTGCCAGCGTTACTTGGTAGGAAGATCCCACAATCGGGTTGTTCGCTTGGAAGAAGAATGCCGACTGTGAGCTTGCCGCCTTGACTGTGAAATACTGATTCGCCGTTCCGAAGTTCGGATTCGGCGGGACTCCCGATCCCACGCTAGTTACTATGTATGTACCGTTGGGGTCCTGGCCATTGATCAATGGCAAACCCTGTATGCGAATCCCTTGCCCTGCCACGATATTCGGATCGACGGGAATTACTGTTACTCTCCCGTAATAGAGTGTCAGAGTGTTCCCGGTCGAAGTGTTTCCCGGTCCCGCCGACCATAGAAGCGAACTGATCCCGCCATGCCCGCCACCGCCGCCAACGTCTCCAATCGTGACCGGCGGAAGTTGCGTGATGCCGTTTGGCGTCGGCGCAATCTGGAAGATCGTCGAAGTCGCGTTCACCGAAGGTGGTGCGCCTGGCCCAACCTGAGAAACGCGGTCGAGAAAAGTTCCATCCCAATGCCGCGGAATGTCCGTGCCAGTAAGCAAATTCGAGAGTGCGATATATTCGACATCCTCGAAAGTGACGCTTTTCGCGAAAGTGTTTGGCGTGATCCCGGTATAGATGCCGTTTAAAATGTTTGGTGTCGAAGTGACGTTCTCATCCCACAGCACGCCATTGGCATCAAGCGCCAGAGTGTCAATCTGGCCGCTCGTCTGTTCAAAGGTTTTGATGTAGTTGAAATTCGCCGGGGGCTGCGGCGATGTGAACACTTTCAGCTTAATCGCGTAGACATCGAAGGTTTGCAGCGTGGCAGCTGATGCGAGGATGTTCACGGCGAAATTCGGATTGTTCAGAATTGCGGGAGTCAACGGCAATGCCCACAATTCGGTTGCCGATCCCGCTGTGACTTGCGCATCAACGAGCGGAAGCTGCACATCGATCTCTCGAATGGCAATCGGTCCGGGAATCAAACCGGCAGGCGGCGAAAGCGTCACCGCCAGGATTGCATCCACTGGCCGGGTAGTCTGATGCCCACTGATTTCTACCTGTACGCCGATGATCGATTGCGTAACAGGAATATTGAAATTGAAATTAGACGCCTTCAGGACTTGCGAAATACCTTGCGTGGCGGAAAGGGAACCGATCCCGGAGATTTCATAAGCGACAATCGTGCCCGCGCCGAAGCCGACGGCGAAGGTGAAATTTACCTGTGTGGTTCCGGCGGCGGCATTGGTCGCCAGCAAAGCAGTCTCTTCGGCGAGACCGTTTCTCGTAATCCCGAGCAGAGTATAGGGATTCAATTTCGAATCCGTGCAAGAAACGCCTGAAAGTGCCTGCGTCGAATTGTTCTTGCAGTAGACGACGACGATGGCATTTCCCGCGGTGATTGGCGCCGGGAATGTCGCGGAATAGGTGCCCGCCGCAAAAGCTCCGGAATTGATCACCTGCTTCTGCACCATCACCGGGGTTCCGGCATTCGAGCTTCCAAGCAGGATAAGCGCCGTCACCCATGCGGAATTTACCAACGTTTGCGTTTCGGTGATCAGGTTCCCGTCAGGGATGTACTTCGCGTAGAGCGAAGAAAGTGCACCGTTCGGATTGTCGAGCAAGCTCCATCCCGTCGCTGGATTGATGGCCCCAAGAGGACTCCCGGCTGCGGAAATCTCAGAAAGATAGAGTGCCACTTCACCTGCCCGCGCTGGTGTCGCGGATGCCGAAGCAAGCGCACTTGACCCGTTTGCAAATACGGCTTTGTCAAGCGCCAAGCCCGGACCGCCGCCAGCACCGGCATTGAGCGTTACAATCGCGTACGTGCCCGGAATGTTCAGCGTAGCGTTGAGTGGCGCGACCCAAGGTTCAGCGCCTGGCGATGTGGGGACAGTAATCGCGAAGCCAGCGAGATCTTCGGCAAACAAGCCATTGAAGGAATAGACACTTTGCCGTCCGCCGCGCGTAAGCACAGCGCCAGGCAAATAGTCTACGTCTTGATTGAATGGTGAAGCGCCTTCTGGCAGATCTTCCGGCGCCATTTCCGTCACCGCTCCCCCGAACACCGTCAGGGGAACGGGCAGAGTTCCAGCGGGATTATTCATCGGTCGCTAGTTTCCTTTGGGAATGGTGAGTTCGAAGACAACGAGATCGGTGAAAATCTGTGGTGTCGTCGCGTTCAGCGCCGTGTTGTTCGTCACTTCGACAGGTGCGGCCGTCCCGGAACCGCCGCCAGCAATCACCATGAGTTTTTTCGTCGCGGTGTTGTAAAGATACTGGAAGCCGCTCCCGCTTTTCGACTGTACGACAGCTAGAATCGGATCGCGGTCGCTATACGGCCCGAGACTCAACGCTGCAAATCCGGATGCCGCAAGCATTCCGCCCGTTGAGTACGTGTCAGCCGCCGCGCTGAAGGTGACCGTGCCGAAGTAGCGAATACAGTCTTGCGTGTCTTCGCCGAGCGGTACTTTGTTCGTGATATTGAATCTGAAAGTTGCAGCCGCCATCTGGTTTCTCCTTTTTTAATTCGTGGGAACTACGAAATAGTGAACGATGATCTTCGCCGTTCCGGTACCTGCGGCGAAATTGTTAGTGGCCTTGCTGATCGTGAGCGCGGCATTTTCATCCGTCGGCGGATTGCCTGCGGTATCCGTAGCGCCTGGCCAGGAAAAAGTCTGGAAACGTTTGTTCGGTGAAACGGTCACGAGGAAGATATTATTGTTCGGCAAAGGCCCCGATGCGCTTCCCGCACTGAAACTTACCGCGCCGCCCGCATCGGTATAAGCCACGCCGCCGCCGAAGAATTCGATAGTGATCATCAATGGCACGATCACGAATCCGACACCTGGCGCGGGTACAAGCGAGATCGGGGTGCCAAGCAGCGCCAGCAGATTCGCCGAGCTTAGAGTCGTTGATGTGAATTGCACGCCTGTCGGCATGTCTGCAGGCACGAGCGCACGGAACGTCGGCGGAGCGGCACCGCCTGAACTTGGGCCGCCAAAGATGGCGTTTGCCGCCTGATTCGCAAGCGACAATGTGACCGCAATCGTTCCCGTCGTCGTGACGGGAGAGCCTGCAATCCCTGCGGCGTTGAAGAGTGCGGCCGGTACCGCGAGCGTATAGGCAACGGATGTCACTGTACCTGTGCCAGCGGGCAGATCGGCGGTTACCAGCGCCCGGAAGCCCGGCGCAACCGGCCCGCCACCGCTCGGCCCGGCGTAGACCTGATTCGCCGATTGATTCGCTTTAGTGATCGCGAGAGTGCCAGCAGCAACGACCGGGGAGCCGGTCACCGTGAATTCAGCCGGCGCCGTCAGTGCCACAGAAGTTACCGATCCCGCACCGCCGCCTGCAACGACGTTCTGATCGGCGAGCACAAGCTGCGTCGGAAGCAACGATCCGTAGATTTGCACCGTATAGATGCCGCTGGCCGCGTAGAAAAAGAAGTTTCCGAGCGTATCCGAAAAGAACGGATTCGGAAGCGCCGACGTTGCGACCGTTCCTGCGCCGATGTATGTGCCAGGATTCGCGATTGCCGTCAGCGTAAACGGAGTCGTGACGGTGACAACAAGCCCGAGAACGCTCACGACTTGCCAGATGCCGTTATAACCGGATGGATTGACTCCAGTCACATTGATGTACGAGCCGGGAACGACATCGGCCGGAACCGCATTCAAAGTGAAAGCGATCGCGCCCGCAAGCCAAGAAGCGGCTGTCACTGTTGCCGCATTCGAGAGCGCCGCATTGAAGAGCGTTGCAAGCGGCGAACCCGGTTGCGTAGTTGTGACAGCAGGCTGCGTCAGTACCGCAATCGAAATACCGGAAAGCGCGGCACCCTGCGTCGATTGAACTCGGCCGTCAGCTCGGAATTGTGTGCTCACTTCGTTGTCCCCATCAGACCGCCATCGATTCTACCTGCGCCGGCGCGATATCCGCGTGGGCGGTACCCAATGCGCTGATCGCGACGCACCCATCGGTTCACCAGCTCGTCGGCTTCATCCTGCCACCACTGTTTCGCTTCCTGGCGAAGCGTTGATCCGCGAGTGCGCGCGTACTGATACACGACACCGGCGGCGAGCACATCCTCGCCGTCACGAATGGGGATTGATGTCTTCGCCATATCCGCGCCCGCTGCGATGCGGGCGAGTGAGGCTTCATAGCGGCATCGGAGGTCTTCTGTAGCCGTAGAACCAGTCATATTGATGCGATCTTCGCGCCATTCCCATTGGCCGAAATACGAGCCGGGAATCCGCGACTCAAGCCCTTCTTGCGGCTGTGGCATGTAGATAAACTGCGCGCCCGATCCCGATTGCCGTTCCCACATTTCGAGCATCAGGATCAGATCAGCGGGAAGCTTCGGATTCGGATTGTTATTCGCGCCGTCGAAGTAACCGTTCTGATCAACGTACACTTGAATCGAAGGATCGGAGCCGACGGCTGGTGAGAGGTTCGAAAGAATCACATTATCGCGAATGTTTGAAGTGATTCCGTTGTTCGCGAGATAGCGTTGGGTGCGACGGATCGCGGCATTCAGATAGACCGTTGTGAAGGCAGCGGTATCCGTCAGGATCGAACCCGCCGTCGACTTCAGCATGTCGTTCACGCCAGCGCGCGCCAGTTGGAGCACATCACTCGCGATGGGATACGATCCTATTTGTACGTCAGGCATAGATTCACCGAAAAATGCGACGGGGAACGCAAGCGCCGAAGCGCACGGCCTCTCGCGTGATCAGGTTTTCACGTGAGTTTCGGCCGCCGTTCCCCGAAGATCAATTTGAGTTTTTATTTTGCCGTGCGCGCGCGGTCGCGTTTTCCGTTTCCTGGCCGCTCGATTTCTTTTGGACGTTCCGCATAGCCACGAAGTCCCATCATCGTTTTGTGCGCTTCCGGGGTAATCATGCCCGCGAGCAATGCGCGGTCAGGATCGAAAATGTATCCGCAAGAATGCCGGATGATTCCCTGCTTGATGTTTTCCCCGCATCCTGGGCAAGCTTCATGCTTTCGGTACATGCGGTTCCACGGGCGGTCTTCGCCGAAATACGTTGCCGCAATCCGCATGTATGGCGTGATGTCGTTCAGATTGCCGTTGACTTCAATCGTCGTGGCCATCGCGAGAAGCTTGCGGAAGGTGATTTCCATCTTGGCGCGCGCTGCAGCAAGTTCCGTTTCCGTCGGCTGCTTGTTCTTTGTCCAGAAGACGCCGAAATCGTCGAGATTCTGGCCGAAGCTCCAAGTCGCGCCGATTGTCGGGTGGATGATGTCTCGCGCCATGAACTCACCTGAGACGTAGTGAGTTTTCATCTCGTTTTCAACGACATAGGAATCGCCCACGAGCCGCTGCAGCACAAGAGGCTCGCTGTACGGTTCGCCGATTTCGCAGGCTTTCACGGTGAAGCGGCCAGCGGAGCCTTTCTCGACCGTTTGCTCCATCGGACCAACGTTGAAAATGTAGATTTCGCCGCCTTTTTGGGCGAGGGCTTCTTGCGCGGCCTGATCCGGCGCGTAGACTACCGGGCCATCGATTTTCGCTTCCAGTTCTCGTGCAGCATGAACCGCTGCGGGTGTTCCGTGTGGCATTGTTTATTTCTCCCTGATATGTTGCCGAAGTTTAGTTTCGGCTGCTTGAATCTTTGCGATTTTCTCATGCGCTGTAAGATGATAACCGAGCCGCACGCACGTTGCGACCCATCCATTCCCAAGTTCAAGCGTTTCGCCGTCTTCCATCGGAAATTGTCCAGTGAATGCCGGGCAGCGATCCCCTGATCCGCGGAGAATCGGAAATACAGCCGCATCCGTCAACAAGCCGCCGCTGGAACTCCACAAAGGAAACAGTGTTTGTCCATTGACGGAATAGAGTTGCACATCGCGGCCTTCTTCGGCCATCTCTTCGAGATGAACTTGGAACCATTCGCGGTCGATATTGCTCAATGGACTTTGTGTCCTTTGCCCATGATTCGCTCGATATCTTCTTTGGTGAGTTTCATGCCAGCAGCTTTTTCCTTGAGCCGCTGCATCCATCGCTCGCGATTCGATTCGTAAGTGCCTGCGGCACCGAAGAATGCCGGTGCCGCATCGAGATAGGCATCATACGCCAGTTTCCGCGCCGCTTCGCTTTCGGCAAAACGGCGATTCGCCATCGCCACGCGCTTCTGCTCGTAAGTTACATCGATCTCTTTCAGCATGTTCGGCACCACGAGATCGATGATGTAGTGGTTCAGCGGCATCGCATCGATCACCATGCGCGAGGACTCCTCGATCACTTTGCGATGTCCGTGAGCGTCAGCAACTCCGTAGCGCGTACCGCCGCCGGTGATTTTCTTCACGTAGAGATTGAATGGGCACGGCAAGTACAGCCCGCGCCAGGGATATTCGCCGAGCGTATGAGTCTTCGTATCCTGATCCCACGACATCGAATACCAGAGCGCCCGTGTTCCGAAGCATTCCGGCGGCTTCCACGATTCCATGAACCATGCAGGAATTCCGCCATGCTTGAAAATGACGTGTTGACCCTTGCGGCCGTTGACATCCGTGCCATACACGAATTCGGTTTCAGATTGCCCCCAGACCAATCGGAAGTTCGGATCGCCGAAGCGATTCTTCCCACCAGCGGCCGTGACGTGCGCCTGGTATTCCGGCGGGCAACGAAGTTTTTCGTAACTTGGAAGAATCCAGCTCATGACACAATCAATTTTTCTTTCAGCTTGATCTCATCGTATCGCAAGAGCAAACAATCTTTCCCATCCAATGAAATATCCTCCGCGCCGTACTTCGAAAACAAAACGATGTCGCCTTCTTCGAGCGGGATCGGCACGAGTTTGTCGCCAATGATGTATCCTTCGCCGACGGCGATCACGCGGCCTTTGTTTGAAGCGACTTGACTGATTTGGGGAATCACGATACCGCCCGGTGAAGCATCTAAAGCATCGTCAATGCGTTCAAGCAAAACAAAATTGGCAAGCGGCTGATAACGAATCACCTGAAAGCTCCCTGAATCGGAGAGCGGGGAACCGGGGAGAGTTGAAAGCCGGTTCCCTGCCCAACCTTGTCGCGGATTCTACTCGCTGCCGCGGTCAACGGTCAAGGATTAGCTGAAATAGCCGGTTGGAATTTGCGCGTTGCTCACAAACGCCCCTGCGCGCACATTCGAATTGAACACATTGAGCGATGTTACGAAATAGAACACTGTCGCGGCATTGATGCCGCCGGATGCTCCAATCGTCGGGAAGATGGTCTGCCCGTTTACGTCATAGAGGTCCGCGGCCTTCAATTCGCCGATGCCCCAATACTTGAGGCACAGTGCATCGATGCGGCCCGGTGTGGCATGCACGCTCTTCACGATATCGTAGCCCACGAAAGTGGACGGAGCGTACTTTTTCAGCATGTCTTGGGAACTGTCGCCCTTGATCTCTTGCTGATTGGTGATCGCAACCTGAATCGCGAGATTCTCGATTGCGGCCGCTTGGTCGACGTTCATGTACCAGACGAGATCAGCGAGAGCGGGAGTTTCGTTGCCGAGGGCGAGAGCAATCTTCGACACGACGAGCCGCCCGATTGCAGGGGTAATCGCCGCGCCGCCCAGATTGACTGTCGGAGTGGACAAACGTCCGGGGAAGTTCGACCGAGCCAAGCCGTTCAAAGTGCCCGAATTTCCGTTCACCTGATAAGCTTTGATGCCTTGGATCGAAGAGCCCGCGGCGGCGCTTGCACCGTTGACCACGAGCAGATCGCCCGTAGTCGTTCCGGCTGGCAATGCTTGAGCGGAAAAGATCGTATTCACCACGCCATCGACGAATGAAATCTGAAACGCGCCACGAGTGGCGCCGCCGACAGATGGGAAAACTTGCACGATCTGATTGTCGAAGAACTGATTCGCATTCGAAACGATGATGTTCGAGAAAGAAGCCCCCGCCGGACCGGAAGCCGAAGAAGCCGTTGTCACTGTCGCCAGTGTTCCGGATCCATCGCCTTGCAGATCAGCGTCGAGATTCGATTTGAATTGTTCGAGCGTGTGAGTGAACTCAGAAGCTTTCACTTGCACGCGCGACTTCTTCCAGCTTTCGGTCGACCACAATGCCTGCGCCGTGATCTCGCAAGCTTCAGAGAATGAAATCGGCGTCAAGAATTGCGCGGCATAGATGCTTCCTGTGCCGCGGCCCATGTCGCCGCCATCCGCTGAGAATTGCTGGTGTGTCGAGCCTGCCTGAATCCGCATCGGAACGCGGAGTGATGGCCGGCCCGTCGCATCGAAAGAGGAACCCGCGCCGCCGCCTGTCGAAGTCGACATCGGCAAAACGCGGCCCGCCTTTTTGATGCGCGCGTAGAACGTGTCTTCCGTCAGCATGAGATCGGGGATCTCTTCGCGAACGGTTTCCAGTTCTACCGCTTGTACTGCGGCTTCATTTAGAGCTGCCATAAAGCAGCCCCCTTGTTTTTGGAGCTTACTCGCTGCGGTTTTGCTGCCTGATTCAGCCGGCTTCGCTCTGCCGGGTATTTAGCGGAGTAGCGGTACAGTTTTGCAACTGTACTCACTGCATCGCGTTACAGCTTGTCTGGTCTTTCAGCTTTTTAGCGTGGAGTCAGCCCACACCGGACTTGGTGAACGCGAATCTTTTTTTGATTGCTGCGCATTGACGCTTGCGCGATCTCCATCCTTTTTTGGATGCTTCGCTACGGCGTCTTAGTACTGTTACTCGCGAAATCTTCTTTCTTTTGAGCATCATCCGCGCCATTGTTCGGCGTGGAACATTCTACCACTTCGCCGCTTTGCCGTTCTTCAAATAGATCGGCCCGGTCGCTTTGCCTGCATTGATGCTCGAAAGCCAGATGGCTTTATCGGTGCGTGAAAAGTCGACATCCGCTGTTTTCGGCCGTCCAATGAAAGTTGCTCCATCGCCTCCGCCGCGGTTTGCAGCCTCCCGTCGGGTGCCATTCCCGCCGCCCGATCCCGATCCCCGGCGAAGATTGAATTCGGCGATCAGTTGCTTCACGACGCGGGGGAGATATTTCCTAGCATTCGACAGAATGAAATTCACGGCACGATCTCTGTTGCGCGCATCCATCACAGCGACGTATCTATCGGCATATCCCGACTGCGAATTCACGACACGAGAGAGTTCGGCATTGATCTCCTTGCGAAGCCGGTTGGCGGTTGTGACTTTGATCTTTGAACCGTTCAATTCCGTACGGATCAGGCGGTTCATTGCACTGATTACTTGCGTATTCACATCGGCGCGCACGCTGCCATAGAAGATTTTCTTTTTCTCTTCTTCGAGTTCCGTCTCGCGCTCGTCGTTCTCATCATCGCGGGAACTTCGGGCAAAGTCGCGTGTTTTGTCTGCAAGGGCTTTTGAATCCGTCAGGAACTTCGCAATCTGGTTGAAGAGTTTGATCGCGCCCGCATCTTTTCCAGCTTCCAGAGTTCCGAGCGCTTCTCCGAGCGCGGCAACGGTGTTGTAGACGCCGTAGGATTCGAAAACTTTCCGAATGACGTAGCTTGCGACCGCTTCATAGCGATCTTTATTTAGACTCTCAAGCTTATCGAAAGCCACAGGCACGAGTTTTGCGAAGCCATCGGGATAATCTTTCGCCCATCCATCGACGATTTTCGGATCACCGCGTTTGAAGCCGATCTCAAGTTCGCGGCCAGCGGCAACTTCATCGGCCATCTCTTGCAAGCCTTCGACGCCGCCATGCACTTCGAGGGCTTCAAAAGCTTCGGCAACTTTCTGCAAGCCGCCGAACTTTTCGACTTGTCCGCTTTGGAAGAGTGCGCGAGTTACGGATTTTTCAAGCGTCGGGAATTTCTTCGCAAATTCCGGATTGGCCGTCGAGATTTCGCGGAGAGCTTTCCGGACTTCGAGGGGCTCGACTTTGACGATGGCACGCGAGCCCCCATCAGCGCCCGCCTGATCATCTGCACCGCCCGCCGCATCACCGCCCTTGTCAGCGCCTTCGTCGGCACCTTCTTCAAGAATGAAACTTTCTTCATTCCCCCCGCCGACTTCTTCTTCTCCGGTACCTGATCCGTCAATGAGTCCAAGATCTTCACCATCTGCCATTTCGTCTCTCCCTGATCTCCGCGTTATTGTACCAGCGCGGGTTTTTCTCCCTGATCACCTGATTTCGTTTTCGCGGCGGCGGTTTCGGCCTTCTGCCGTTTGTCTTCAGCATCTTCAGCTTGTAATGCCCCGGCGTCAAGTTTGATTCCCACCTTCGCCGCCATCTGCACTTGTCCATCTGCCGGAAGGTCTTTGAAATTCATCGATTCGCTTGGCGGCTTCGCTTCCGGCGGCTGTGCTTTCGCCGCTTGCTTCTGTGCCAGAGCTGCCGAATGCTCATCGTAATGCGTCATCACGTTATCGAAGCCATCGCGATTTTCAACTTGCGCGCGGATGCCTTTCGGACTCTCGGCCCAAGTCTCGATCTCATCCATGTGCGCGGCATCGTTGTCGAGCCGGAAGACTTGAACGGTCGAAATCACCGGTGGAATCTTCGCAAGTGCTTGCTGCATGGCCTGGATCGCTTGCTGTTTTTCTTCGGGCGAGAAAGTATCTGGAATCGGCGGTGCGGTCGCTTCCGCTTTGGCGATTGCGGGATTCGGCACCGGCGCGCCGGCGGCCAGCATTTCCATGATCTCGCCGGCTTGCTTGACGGCAGCATCAGCTCCGGGAATCACAAGATCGGGAAGGCCGATCTTATCCTTGGCGATCATCAGATTCCGCACCTTCGAGAAAATCGCTTGAAAGATGGGATTCTTTTCCGCTTGCGCGGCAGCGGCTTGCCATACGGCGCGTTGTGCAATCCATGATTCTGGGAAACCTTCATCGCTATCAGGGAAGCATCGGATATTCCCTTTTAGGTCTTCGGGATTTACGGAGATATGATTTTTCACGCCACCTGCGCCGGGAACTTCGCCAGCCATCGGCGAATTGCGGAACTCTGCGGCGCACTGTACCGCTTGGCGCATGATACGCGCGTACCCGGCACGAATGCTTCGCCAAGTCAGCCCGACACGCCCAAGCGCCTGATCGCGTTGCCCTTGAATCCCGCTTGCAGTATCGTTCGATCCGGTATTCCCACCAAAGAGAGCGGGGAATGCGCCAACAAGGAATTGCGCCCATTCGCCGAAGAGCTTATCGAGGTACATGAGAAGCCCTTGCGCAATCTGTATCTGTTCTTCGGTATAGAAATTCGCTGAGAGTTCTTTGTCGGGCTTGCGTTTCAGGCGGCGATATTGTCCGGGCGCGCGCTGGATTTCGTTCAGTGCTTGCGCATCAATGCCGTCGGAATCCACCCAAGTGATCGGGATCAGATGCATGAAACTCTCATGTACGAGGTCCATGCAATCGTTCAGCTTTTCCTGCATCGGGATCAGCGGCGTGCCGTTTCCCGGGCGGTGCATTCCGTCGCCAGGTCTCGTATGGATCAGCGTCCAATGATCGTCGAGCGATTCGTTGCGCGCTTCGCAGAGCGTGGTTCCGCACTGCGCGACCATCGCGCCTTTCGGGAAATTGTCGTACAGCCAGTTGCGAAGATTGTCATCTGTCTCTTCACGGAAGAACGATGGCCGCACCCATGCGAGGGCTTCGGTGACGTTGTAGGTCATCGCATCATTCGTCATGTTCGATGGACGTATGCCCATCATGATCGATGTGCGTGCCAGGCGTTCGTACTCGCTTTCAGCCGTAGGCGTCTTCATTGGCTGAATTTCATCGGCAACGTGGGGATACTTCGACTTCGCCTTGGTGATATCGATTTCTTGCGACAGGATCAGATAGTCCGCCGCGTGAATCGATTTGCACTGCATCGGAAGCTTTGTCTCGATTGCTCCGAAAGCTTCAATCACTTCCTGGCCGCGGGGAAGCCGCTTTTGCGGGGCAAGAGAGGAATCAAGTTCTTCGTCGTGGCCGCCGGGCATCGCTGGCAAGTAAGAAAGCTCATCGTCAATATCCGACGCGCCTTCAGGGGCGTAGCCGAAGCGCTGGCCATCGATCACATAGCGGGTGTAGACACATGCACGGCCATCGGTCCATAAATAGCGCGCGATGTCTTCCTGAATCACGATCATGTCGTTGGCGCGTTCGATCAGGCGGCGAGCGCCTTCACTGTTTTCGGCTGCGGCAATGTCTGCGGGATTTGTCGGATCGTCCGCTTCGAAGCGCACCGAGGGAAGCCCGGCCGTCAGCGCCGCATTGATCGTATCGGCAAACGCGAGATAGATATTTGTTTCCTGATTCTGGTCGTCGTAGGACTGCCCGCCCATCAGAACTTGATGCGGCATCACCCATGCACCGTTTTTCCCTGGCAGGAGATACTGATTCCCGCGGTAGAAATACCGTGCTTTCCAGCAATCACGAACTTCGAGCCGCCGCGATGTGAGATCGCGCTGCCCGGCTTTGTTGCCGAGTCCTTTGAGACAACCAATTTTCTCTTCGCGGGTGCCAAACTCATCATCGACGAGTTCGACGCGGCTGTTCGTAGCATCGACGGCACAGAGTTCGCCGGGAAGAAATTCGTTGCGTTCGTCTTCGGCGGATTCGTCGAGTTCGTCGGTGAGGTCTAGTTCTTCAACTGGCATTTAGCGCACCGGACTCCAAAAATTGTGGCGCTGGCATCCGCGCTGATAGGCACTGCTTGGCCGCGCATGGCGTTGATTGAAAGTAGCAGGCGGCGCGGCCTTCTCCTGGCTTTTCTCAGGCACTTCCTCGACTTCACGCGGGGACAACAGTTCCTTCTTGATGTCGATGAGCGCATGTAAAGCTTTGGGCGGAAGCTCCATCAGTGTTTGGCCGCCATAAAACTCAAAGCGAGACGTGCCCGTTGGCCGGTTTTGCCACTCGAATGTTTTTTCTCTTCGGCATATTCGCGCGTAGATTTGCCAGCGCGGGCGGCGGCGGCTTTGAACACGCCTTTGTACCCGCTTTTCTTGATCTTGCTCGCGACACCCGCCATCCAATGCTTACTTGCCATTTCTCCACCTTAAGCTTTTGCGGCCTTTCTTTTCCGGAAGCTCCGAGAAGTTCGTCGCGCTTGCCCATTCTTTCAGCTTTGATTTTCCGCTCAGTTTCTCGGGATGCGCGTAAAGGAAGCGTTGCTGCGCTTTGGATTCAAAAGGCATTTATTTTCTTTCGAACCTGACGCACCATCCGGCGGGAGCAATCGGACTTTTGACGAGCTGACAGCTTCTCGGTCGGATGAAGTGCTTACATCTCGCACACCGCTCGAAAAGATGGGCCGCTTTGGGCTCATACTTCACGGCGGCATGCGAAAGCTTTTCATTCTGAGGTTTCACCGCCGACGCTTCATGCGGTCATCGGGATGATGTTCGGGCATGAAGCCGCCGCCTAGATGATCCGCGTTCGGGCGTTCTTCGATTCCGCCGCGCATGCTGGCACGTTCTGTAGTGTCTTCTTCCTGCATCCCGCCATGACTTTCGTTTAGATCGCCAGAATCGGAAACGCCGCCTGCATGGGCCAAGTGTTCTCGCGCCATGTCGTGCGATTCGTGATGCGCTGTATGTACATGCCCGTCTTCATGCGTCGTCGAAATTGAATAGGACGTAGCTGGACCATGTTCGCCGACGATACCCTTGATCTCATCGTGGCCGCTATCTTCGTGAGCGCCGCCGGATTCGCCGCCACGCGCTTTCGGTTTGCCTTTGCCCTTTGATTCATCGTAACGCTCGACCACCTGCGCGTTGCCGTGCATCTTTCCATCATGCGATGTCATTGCCTTCATGCTTCACTTCCTTTCGGTTCGACGACGAGATCGGCGTCTTTCACCGCTTTTGCTTGCTCATCGGGTGAGAGCGAATTCCACTTCGAACGAATCTCGGAAAAACTCAGTTTTGTATCAGTGCGTGCGGCAGTGACTGGAGGTTTCCTTATCGGCGGCGAAGCTAAGACCCTATCTGTGCGGTCGACGTATTCTCGGCCAGCATCGCTCTTCGCCGCCATCACCACGAGTTCGAGACGCTCCACTTTGCCTTCGAGAAAGTCAACGCGCTTGCGTTCACGGTCGAGGTCTTTATAGGCGCGCGCGGCGTTTTGTTCAAGAAGCCGAATGTACTTGTCGAGATAGAGATCGCGTTTCACTTGTGCTTTTTCGGAATGACAACCCGTGCGCCAGGTTCGCTTGCATGAGTGATATCGCCCGCACTGGTATCATTCTTGTCCCCAGGATGCATTGCGAACTTATAGCCGCGAATCCCACAGCCAGCCAGAAGAAAAGTTGCCATGAAAAATATCAGTCTTTTCATCAAAAGAGCCCATCTTCGCCCCACATCACCGCCGCCGCCATGACGGACCGCGCGCGGGAATTGGAATCACGATATCGTCGATCTGTGGCTTTGCGGTGATCCGGAGATATTCCATGTACTTCGCCGTCGGGTCTTTGATCGCTTGGATGCGTTCCTGATTCGCGACATCGCGCGGGATCGGAGCCGTCGTCGCGTAACTCATCAGCCCGTATCGGAAGCTCTCGCATACGTCGAGGAAGAGATCGTCCCCTTCTTTTTCGGCGTCTTCGACATCCTTTTCCGAACGCATCAACTTCGGAAGGGAATCGACGACATCGCGGCATGAGGCTAACACCGCGACGCCTTCCGTGTCGAGAAGTGTATAGCACAGCCGCCAGCCGTCTACGCGGCGGTTGTTCGCACGCTCGGGCCGCGGCAGATCGTAGCGCACGAAGACGTCGCCCATCTTGTCGGCGATAGAGTGAATTGCATCCGCTCCCGATCCGCTAGCGACAAAGCGATCCGGGCTCAAATAGATATGTTCGATCTTGTCGAAGATTTCGCCGGTATGATTCGCGGCGACGATTTGCTCGCTCAAAAGCTCTTCGTTCAGCTTCCGGCAGACCAGTTGCCGATAGCAGAGAATGACTTTCTTTTTCTGGTCTTGGCCCTTTTCATCGGGGAAGTTCGACGGTACTTCGACGATTGTCCACCAGAGAATCACACAGGCATGCTGGAATCCCCAATCAATCGAAATCCAGCGCGGCTGCCAATCCATGTACCGGATATCGGAAAGCCCAAGTCGCGAATCCTTGCCGCCGATGACATGAAGATACTCATCCCAATTCTGGAAGAACTGCCCGGCCAAGATATCCCATGAGCCAGGAATCCAAGCCTCGCGGAGTACTGGATCCGAAATCGAATGAAGCTTCGCGATGTAGTCCTTATCGTTCGCGTATGTCGGGTTATCTTCGTACGTCGAATGGATCGCTTCATAGTCGCGAGGATCATAGTCTGGGATGAACATCCCCGCCGGCGGCTTCTTTTTGATCCACAGAGCTTTCACCCATCCCGAACCTTTGCCGTTGGGATTCGTTCCGCCAGCCATGCGCGGCTTCGTCAGCCATTCCACGTGGTCGAGTGTGAACGATTTGATCGGGCAGCGATTCGAGCCCTTCATGAAGTCCCACTGCGAATACGTGAACTGCGTCAGCTCTTCCCATCCGATGTAGAGGAACTCAGCGCCCTGATACTGCAAGAGGTCTTTCTCGGTTCGGATGTGGCCGAAAAAAAGCTTCGAACCGTTGTGAAATACGACGATGTGTTTCGACTGATTGAAACTCCGATAGAGCGATTTCGGAACGTATTTCGTGAAATGATCTTCGATGCCGCCTTTCTCTACGGCTGTCAGCGTGCGCCGCAAGAGTAAGCAGTTACAGCCCGGCACCAGCAGGCATTCCGAGATCGCTTCCCACAAAAGCGCCATGCTCTTGCCGCCGCCTCGCCCACCCTCCATCAGTGGATAGGTTGCGGTGGATTCGTGAAACTTTGCTTGTACGGGCCGTGGCGTATAAAAATCGCCGATGGCCACTGATGCCGCTGTGTTAGGCACGTTCGCGCTTCCGCGGGATGGCGCTGATGTCGATATGCACCGGCGGCGCGTCTTCAGCGCCAATGATGGGCATTGCCGGTTTCCCAAACATATACGCGTTCGCCAACTCGTGCGCTTTCCATCGATACGCGTCGTCTTTGTGGTTTAGAAAATAATTCCAATTTTTCGCGAGGCGATCTTCGGGAAGAAGGCTGTTCAGCAAACTTTTGATGCTGTCAGCGACTTTATTCGGCGTACCGGGCTTGCGCCCACCTGTTTTTTTGCCCTTCGCCATACCTGATGTAAAAAACTCTAAGTTAGATGGCTCTTAGAGTCTTTCTACCTGATGCCGGAATTCTGTCACGGATTCGTCGCGACCGCAACCGGCACCGTCAAAACTTGCGGCGTCGGAAGCGAGAAAGTCTTTACCAGCGAAAGGGTCCCGAGTCCGTTGAGACAGGTTACGCCGTCGGGCAAACATGCTTGAATTACGATGCTGCATGCGCCGTCCGCAGGCGTGCAAACTGGCGGTGCTTGCATTGGAAAGGTCACCGTACCCAAGCCCGGCAATACATAGTCGAACGGCTTTGCGGGCGCTTTCGTGAGCGTCACTGCGTCAAGATCGATTTGCGTGCCGACGCTCATGATCGAGATAGATAGATTTCCCGCTGCCGGATTTGCATCGCTCGTGAATGTACAGCTTTCCTGCTGGAATGTTCCGGGCGGAATGATACTGCTGTTGCCGCTGGCCACACACAAAACGGTCGCGCCGCTGTTCAGCGAGATCGTATACGAATTTGCCAGGAGGTCAGTGCGGCGTCCAATCGAAACCGTCAGCATATAAATTGTGTTCGCTCCCGGGGGAACACCTAAATCCTGCGAGATCGAACCTTTGTTGAGCCACGCGATCAGTTTCCCATCCGGAACGCTCGGGAAATACTTCGCCCCTGGCATCCATAGTCCGCCTTCACCGGAAAGCGTCCATCCGGGGATCGGTCCGTAGTTCCAGAATCCGCCTGCACCGTCAGAAAGCGGAAGTGAAGCAGTGATTTCAAAGGACGGATTTACCTGAGCATTGAGGCTTGAAGCGCAAAACATCAACGCGAGAAGAAGAATGTTTTTCATGGATGTCCCGATATTCGAAACGGAATCGGATCCGGAAGCTTGCACTTGTCGCATGGGAGATACTTTTCCCGCGCGAGAAAGATCACATGCCCGATTCCAGCAATCGCTAGAATGTCGATCGGATGATAGATCCCCGCAGCGATCGAGAGAATCAGGGCCGTCCAAAAGCCGAGACACATTGGACAGCTTCGAAGTTCTTTTAGGCGCGCAGTGAAAAAGAGCCGATCAAAAATCTTTCCACTATTGAACAGCAGGGTTAGATGCGCTTGCACCGTTGCTAAGAGCAGCAGAGGCAATGCGCTCAAGTTGGGCGGAATCATTTCCGATAATGACCTCTTGAGTGGCGAATGAGACAGTCACGGGAAGAGGCAAGCCCTGATTGTTCGACATCGCTCGCATCCCCGCTTGCAAGATTGGATCGAAACCGACCTCAATCACTTCCACGGACAAATTTTTATTTTTTAGAAACGTAAGTGCCGCTTCGCAGTGTGGACAACCTTTCGCCACATACATCCGGAATTTTTCCACCTTGCCATCTCCATTGATATCGCTTCCAATTTCTATTTTCACCGTGCGGATTGCATCTCCGGTTTTGCGAGCAAAGCCGTGACATTCCCATTCGATTTCAGAGCCCGGATGCGCGTCGTAGATAATAATCTCTTTTTCATCATTTTGGATATGGAAGATATGCTGTTCTTCCCCTATCTCTTTCGCCCAACACCGCGGACTCGTTAGATACCCAGAAAGAGTGACCGTCGAAATTCCCGTCTTAGGAATCTTTTGGATTCCATGCGTCGTAAGATACTCCTGATCTTTTTCGGCGCGCGGAAGTAACCCTAGCTCTTCCATTGATTCAATTCATAATCAAATAGTCCCAACAGGTTTGGCCTGCGGTAGACGCCAAAGCCACAACGAAACTCGTACCACCCGTTTTTGCCGAGATCGTAGGCTCGCTCGTAATCGCTGGAGTGACGCATGTCGGCGCTCCTGGCAATTCTCCGGTATATGTTCTCGGGAACAGAAGAATCTTGCTATTCGCAGTGACGCCCGTGGTATTGACGGTATAAGTCGTCGTCGTCGTAGGGATGACAAACGATCCCGTGATTGCGGAGCCGCAGGCGGCGGGGGAAACACTGTTGACGTTGCAAGCGGTTCGCGTGCCATAGGGATTCCCTGCTGCAGTCGCACCCCAACCATCTACGGTTGTGCCCGCCACATCGGTGTATACAGTGCTGCTCGAAACGAAGCGATTGTTGCCTGCATCGTGAATCTTACAAGCTCCATTGCCTACACAGTTCCCGCCAGAACCATTACCCACAATTCCAAAAGGTGCCTGGAGAAACACATTGGACATCGAAAGTTCTGCACCGTTTGAATAAAAGATACCGCTGTTGCCAGCGGATGTATTTATTATTTCCGTATTGGTAAGATTTACTTTGGCTCCACAATTCGCGCCGCCAGCATTCGGGCAGATGTTTAATTGCGCCGCTCCCGCGCTTACCGTAGTCGCATAAGGGATGGCGTCATTTGCGGAATTGAAGATAACCGCTGATGCGCCAGCGCCACCGGCGCTAATGACCACCGCCGAACCTGAGTACGCCGAAACGGCACCAAACGTGAAACCGTACAATCCGTTTGAGGAACTAATCACCCCGCTATCCATGACGAGGCATGTGCGGCAAACAGCAACCCAAAAATTAACCAATCCAATGTTCGTCGTACCGCCAGCTCCGGGATGAAGGTAAACACCTACCGAGCCGGCTGCTTCTACAATGGAATTAGAAATCGTTCCGCCCGAAATCCCTTGATTGATTCCATCACCTACGTTTAGGCCTGTAAGTGACCCCGCTTGTATTTGCCCGTTTCCTTGATTCGCTCCAAATCCAAAGATATAAACGCTATCGACTTGAAAGTTGATCCCAGGAGAAAAGCCAGAAAGGAATACCAAGCTTTTACCATTAAATCCCGCTCCCGGTGCGCTGTTGCCAAGTCCATGAAGTTGGAAACCTTTTAGATACATGTTTGGCCCAGACGCATAACATCCAATCTGGTGCCCGGCTGGTCCTCCCGTACATTTTGTCGGGTCAAGGCTCGGAGCGATAAGCACGATGGTTTCGTTCGGGCCTTGACCTTGGACGGAGAAACCACGTCGTGTATTTGTTACAGAATTGCTTGTTCCACATCCTCCAACGGCAGGAAAAGTATTCCATTCGGGCTGTTCAAACCAGCCAATACCGCCCGGCATCACGAGAGGAAGGCAATTGGTTGCCGCTGCTGTCCATGCGGCAAACATTGGATCATTCGAAACGCTTTGAACGGATGCCGCTGGCGCAGTGTCGCGATCACCCCATGCCAGAAAACCCGAAGCGGATGTCGTAGCCGTGGCATTCCCTACCGTTCGAATTTGTGTCGCGCTATCGATTGCGAGAATCGTTGTTTGCGCTAGGATTACAGTCGATGAGGCTTGCGATGTGTCGTTTGTGGCGTTCGTGCCGAAGACTTGCTGCCCGATGCGGGCAATCGGGCGACCGAGATAATCTAGCCCTGTAAAATTGCAGTCTGCGCAGGTGATGACATTGCTTGCATTCGTAAACGTGGGAATCGCCGAAATGTGGGAATTGAAGCGGCAACCATAAGCCATCGGATCAATGACATTGTTCGGATAGCTGTCAGGAACAAAGAAATTTGCTCCACCGTCGAGCGGCGCAACGCACCGGAAAATCGTGAAAGGCGCGACATTTAGCTGAACGACGGTGACACCAGCGACGCAGGGCAAAGCAGAAGCAAGTGTCGCAACCGATGTCACGCCGCCGCTCAATGCTGAATTGCCTCCAGAATCGATGGCTGACAATGCCCCGCCCGTAGCAAAAAATCGAATCGTTCCTGCCGGGGGATTCGGCGGCTTAATTGGTAAAACGATGAAATCCTGTGTGTTTGGCGGAGAATCGGAATTGTTCGGCATGGAAAGTTATCCTCTGATTCGGCCAACGAAGCCGACCGCGTTCGCGCGAGCTCGGATGAACAGCCGGATAAAATTTGATTCGACTAATCCACCATCGAAATGGAAGTTGAAATTCGTGGCATCGACCGCTGAGATGACTCCATTCGTTACCGTCGCATATTCGGTGTCCGCATCGACCGCGGCCCCTTGAATGTCGACTTCGAAAACACCTGGCGCCGCGAGCAAGATTCCATCGACCGAAATACTTGCACGCGGTCGCGATTGATCGCCGGTCTGAAGCCCGAAGGCTTTCCCGGCGGTGAGAATTGCAGGAGCTTCTGCGGCGATTGACACCGCTCTCCCGCCGCCGCCAGTGTCTGTTGGTTGATGCAAAATAATTTCATCGAGAGGAAGAAGGGTTGCTGTAGTCGTCGAAGGAATGGCTTGAATTAAGTAGTTTCCGCCGAAGCGTGTCCCTCCGACGGCAACGATCAAACCGCCCGTTGCCGGGCCCGAATCGATGACGGTCAGTGTTTCCCCGGGCACGAAATTATGCGGTGCCGACGTGGTAAGCGTGACGATACCGCTGGCGGCGCGGGATAAACCGCCAGGCGATGCGGCGATGGTTGCGGGAGTGAGTGCGCCGAAAGAGTAGCCGGTGTCTCCGCGCAGAAGCCCTCGCATGGGATTCGTCGGCGATTGCACAGCGTAATTCGGCATGTTTTTTCTCCGGAGAACTGGCGCAAAAATCCTGTCCAAGACCCATGCGCCGATTTAGAGCGAAAATCTCTTTACGACGATTCAATCGTATAATACGCAGTGAGCCGCATCGTGCCGGTGCCAGCAGTGAAGTTTGCTGTGGCTTTCCCGATCGTGAATACCGCATTGTCTTCCGTGGGCGGATTCGCCGCCGTGCCGGTGATGCCCACTCCAATCGCGGCCGCAGCCCATGAAAGAACTTGCGTACGACGATTCGGAGAAACGGTCACGAGAAAGATCGCGTTCGATGCGAGAGCATCACTCAAACCGCCGACAGCGAAAGTGACAGCCCCACCGCCGCCGTCGAGATATGCTACGCCGCCGCCGACGAAAGTCATCTTGACAAAAATCGGGTTGATGAAGAATCCAACCCCCGGTGCGGGAACAAGCGTTACTGCGGTCGTGAATAGCGCGAGAATCTGCGCAGAGGATAGCGTGACATCGACGTACTGAAGTCCGAAAGCGCCTTGCAAGCCTTGCGCGTTTTGCGGTGTGACAGCGAGAGATCCGGCGGTTCCGGATTGCAACGTGTTTCCCGTGATGGGAGTCGAACCGCCAGGATTCGGGGGTGCGCCAAGGGGTGCATGCTTCTCAAGGCGAGTGTTCCTATAGAATCTATTCACGAGATTTTCTCCTTCGATTTTCGAATTCGGCTTTGTTGATAAGCTGCAAAACGATGAAACCGCCCGACGGGATTCTCATCCAATCGAGTTTTACCCGGGGATGAAGTTTTGCGGAAGTGACGCGACGCCGGCGGCCTGTTCCTTTTTCGCGAAGCGTGAGATCGCCGACGCTATCGAGTCTTCTTGCTTCATTGAAGTGAATGTGCCCAAGGAATTCTCCGTTCGCATCATAAAGCGGGATCGTCGAACTGAGCGACACCAAGGGCATTCAGAATTTTCCTCAGTTGACGCACTGAGTTCCCATATAGGGTTGCGACCTGATGAGTTCGGAAGTTACATGCAATGGCGGCGTTACGTCAAGTGCGAAGTTTTTCGATGTGTGGCCACGCTATTCCGCAGTCGCCGAAATGAAGATTGGGTATCGCAACAAACTGATTCAAAACTGCCGTTTTGTGTTGATCACAAAGATTTCCGCCAGCTTTCCGGACGCGATGCTTTCCGCATAGCGGAAGGTTGCAACTTGGGAACTCGCAGCGTGTGACACTCTTCATCGAGCAGAAAGTACAGACCTCGGCTTCAAGCTTCACTCGCGCACGGCCTTCACCAATACGTGAAAAGTTCGCGCGCTTTGTTTCTGGCGCGTGACGCCTAAAATGGGAACTCATTTCTCACCATCCTTCGCGGCGCTGGTTGCGCCTAAGCTCTCGGCTTCACGCTCCAGTTTAGAGACGCGCTGTTTTGCAAGCGCCTGCCATTCTTTGTCGTCCTTATCGTAGCGTGTCCACCACTCCGCTTCTTCCAGACGCTGCTGTGCTCCGTAGCGGGCCACATGCTCAAGCATCACTTCACCGAAATTCGGTGGCCACGCTGTAATTGTTCCAGCTTTGGCACAAATCTCCTTGCAAGCCTGTTCGATGGCTTCCCGTGCAAGTTCTTTGCCGGTGCTCATGGCCGATGCTCCTTGGGCATCGTTATCAGCCAGAAGACAATCGCAACGAAGGTCGCAGAAATCAACTTCTGCCAAATGTTTGAGCCTGTCATGCAAAGCATCGCAACAAAAAAGCATCCCGCTACTTCATATTTATGTTTACGGTCGCTCACTTTCCACTTCCCTTCTCGCTGGCACTGCCTGCCTTTGCTCGAATCTTCCGTTTCAACTCGGCTTGTGTGATGCCATATAGATGCGGACTTTCCCATCCGCGCCTCAAGTTCCAGGCTAAATAACCATTTTTGGCGCTTTCGTGGATACGCCAGCCAAGATAATCTATGAACAGTTGTTTCACTTCGGCTCCTGCTCTGCTCTGCCCGCTGGCGAGGCGGCGAGAGCGGCACGCGCTATCTGCCAGCACTTCATAGTCTGCTGACGCACATTCTCAGGCCCGTGCACTGAATCTGCTATACCCACGGAGAATAAATTTGCAATCTGTTCTAGCGCTTCTCGCAGCCACAGCGCCTCTCTCCTGATTGCATCGGTGGATAAGGCTTCCTGCGATACCCAATGCCGTTGTTCATAGCCATCTGAATCCGTGAAACAAACCTGAGCCACTTCTGTGCCAGGGGCATATTCCACTCTCACAGAAAGCATTGCATCGGTATCTGGCAATACTTTTCTCGCGGGCGCATCCTTTTCGCTGGAGCGTGCGGCGGGACATTGAGAGTCGTGTACATCATTCATCGGTCCAATTCCATCAGCGCGTTCAAGGCAGGTACATCTAGGCGCCGCAGGTGCGGCGCTCTCGGCTAGTAATTTCAATGCTTTCAAACAGAGCGTAACTTCTGCCATCGTCAGACATCGCGTACCTCTTGCATCCTCTTCAACACGTTGGAGCAGGAACTTCACTTCTGATGAAAGGAC